TGGAGTGTCTCGAATTAGAGGACGCGGTAAAGAAATTTCTGGAAACGGAGTATCTGAAGGAGTAGTTCCATGGTGTAAAATCTATGATTCAACTATTTTAGCCACAAATCAAGGTTCAGTTAGACGCGGAGCTTCTTCCGTTAATTTACACATATCACACCCAGACATTGAAGAGTTTTTAATGATTCGACGTCCAAAAGGTGATGTTAACCGCCAGTGCTTAAATTTACATCAATGTATTGTTGTTGATGATGAGTTTATGAATCGAGTAGATACAAAAGATCCAAAAGCAATTAAGTTATGGGGTGAAATATTGAAAACACGACTCGAAACAGGTGAACCTTATATTATGTTTGAGGATAATGTAAACAACAATAATCCTGAGGCATATAAAAAGAACAATTTACATGTTTCAATGACAAATATTTGTTCTGAAATTTCTCTTTATACAGATGAATTACATTCATTTATATGTTGTTTATCTTCTTTAAATCTAGCACGTTGGGAAGAATGGAAAGAATACACATTTGAAAATGGTATGACTTTACCTGAATTAACATGTTGGTTTTTAGAAGGTGTATTGCAAGAATTTATTGATCGTTCTAAAAACATTCGATTCATGGAAAACACATACCGCTCAGCTACAAAAGGTAGAGCAATTGGTATTGGTGTACTTGGATGGCATACATTTTTACAAGAAAACAACATCCCATTTGCGGGTTTACAAGCAAATTCATACACACGTTTGATGTTTGACTTTATTGAAAAAGGAGCATTAAAAGCATCTCGCGATCAAGCTATAGAATACGGAGAACCAGAATGGTGTAAAGGAACTGGATTACGCCATACACATCATTTAGCAATAGCCCCTACAGTATCAAACGCTCATATTTCAGGTGGTGTTTCACCTTCAATTGAACCTATTCCTGCAAACGTATACAATCTAAAAACAGCAAAAGGAACGTTCATCAAAAAGAACCCAACGTTAGAAAAACTATTACAATCTAAAGGATATAATATTGATAGTGTTTGGGAACAAATTGCACGTGATAAAGGTTCGGTTATGGGGTTACCTGACTATATCTTAAGTGATGAAGAAAAAGAAATATTCTTAACATTCAAAGAAATTAACCCGTACGAAATAGTTAGACAGAATGGTATTCGACAAAAGTATGTAGATCAAGCTATCTCGTTGAATTTAACGTTTGATCCATCTGATTCGCCCAAATACATAAGTGATGTACATAAACTAGCTTGGAAAGAAGGCATTAAAACTTTATACTACATGCGTTCAGAAAGTATCTTAAGAGGGGATAATATCTCTAGAGATGATTCATGTGTGGCCTGTGAGGGATAGTGGGTCTTATAATATGTATAACAAACCTTAAATTTTAAAGTTATGAGTATAAAAAAACACATAACCAAAATGAAAAAACATTATTACTCTCCAACACCAAAAAAGTGGAGACAACTAGGTGATGCCTTGTTGGGTGTAGCTTTAATGGGTATCCCTGCGGATTTAGCAGGATATAAATGGGTTGGTATTACTCTATTTGCAATCGGTGTAGTTGGTAAATTTTTAACAAACTTTTTTAAAGAAGATAATGTCTAAAATTACTACAACGGGTATAAAAGGGATAGACATTATAAAATCCTTTGAAGGTTTTAGAGGAAAACCATATAAATGCCCCGCAGGTATTCCAACTATTGGATATGGTGCTACATTTTACCCAAACGGTAAAAAAGTAACTATGGTCGATAAAGCAATTACCGAGCAAGAAGCAACAGATATGCTAAAACATATGCTAGAATCATTTGAAAAATATGTAGATTCTTATTGTGTTGACACTGTTACCCAAAACCAATTTGATGCTTTAGTTTCCTTCGCTTATAACTTAGGCCCCGCAAATTTAAAATCATCTACTTTACTTAAAAAAGTAAATAAAGATCCAAATGATCCTACTATCCGAGCTGAATTCATGAAATGGGTAAAAGCTGGAGGTAAAACACTTCAAGGTCTAGTTAGACGTAGAGAAGCCGAAGCAAATTTATACTTTACAAAATAAAACGTTATGCAATTAAGTAAACATTTTGAACTAGCAGAATTTATTAGAAGCTCAACAGCTAAAAGAGCAGGTATAAGCAATATGCCAACTAATGCTCATTTAGAAAATATAAAATTACTTTGTGAAAAAGTTCTAGAACCAATTCGTGTACATTTTGCTCGCCCTATAATCCTAAGCTCAGGATATAGATCAGCTGCCCTTAACAGAGCCGTTGGAGGATCTTCTTCTTCCCAACATTGCTCAGGTGAAGCAGCAGATATCGATATGGATGGAACTAATGTAACAAATGCTCAAATATTTAACTATATTAAAGATAATCTTGAATTTGATCAACTAATTTGGGAATTTGGAACAGACACAAACCCAGATTGGGTTCATGTTTCATATGAATCAAATGGAAGACAACGTAAACAAATTTTACGTGCTGTAAAGAAAAATGGTTCCACATCATATATATCATATAGATAATGAAATTAGAAAATTTAAGACATATAATTAAAGAGGAATTATCCAAAGTATTAAATGAGGAATACGTTGACAAATTCAAAGTCAGAGGTATCCTTATCACTAATACAACTACTCGCCCACAACAAGAAATACTTTCAGATATTAGAGCATTAACTGGGGTAACGATTGTGTCAACGGAAGAGATGGATGAAGAATATTCTCAAAATAATGAAAATTTAAGAGTAATATTGAATTTAAAAATAGACGGTTATCCATTTATAAAATCTGGAGGTTTTAGCCGTGAAAAAGTTATGGATATAATTAAAAGTGTTAAACGCGTTGATGGGGTTAAATCATTTATTGTGAACCCACAAAACATAACTGTAATGTAAAATGGCAAAAATTAAAGCAAATGCTTCTAACGTTTTAGAAACAACAAAAGTATCTCGTCCTGGCATTCACGCCAAATCAAAAACATCAAAAATGAAATCCTCTAAAAACTATAAAAAGTTAAATCGAGGTCAAGGAAGATAAACCTGTGAAAGAAAAACTTTTACCATATTTTATTTTATTTTGTGCTGTTGGTTTATCCTTTACTGCAGCTTACTATAGTGTTATAGGACTATCTATCTTATTTGCTAGCGTAGCTATACCTGTTATAGTAATGGGTTCATTTTTGGAAATATCCAAAATAGCCATTGCAACATATCTACATGACCAGTGGAAAAAAACATATGTAATGTTAAAAATATATTTAACTATTGCGCTTGTTGTTTTATCTTTTATCACATCATTAGGTATCTATGGTTTATTAACCACAGGTTTTCAAGAAAATATCTCCAAAATGGAAATCGGAGATAAAAGAATAGCAAATATAGAAGTTAAAAAGAAACGCTTTGAGGAAATTAAAAGCGAATTAACTGTTGAAAAACAAACACTAGATAAAGACATATCCAATTTGCGAAATGCTCTATCTACAAATACAACAACCCAAACAGTAGACCAGAAAACAGGACAGCTTATCACCAAAGCAAATAACGGAAATAGAGCAGCATTTGAATCCCAACTTACCACTGCAACAGAAAACAAAAATGCAATATCTAAAAAAATAGAAGTATTAAACGATAGTTTAACTAACATTGAAATACAAATTTTAGATATGCAATCTGAAGCTGAGTTGGGAAATGAACTTGGAGCTGTAAAATATGTAAGTGAAATTACTGGTAAACCTATAAAACAGATAGCAAACATATTTATCCTTTTAATCATATTTGTGTTTGATCCACTAGCAATTGTACTTGTTATCGCAACAAACCAAGCATTTGCTAACCTAAAACCAGTAATGAGCATGTATGGGGAACCAAAACCAGATATAACCCCATTAAAACAACCACTCCCAAAACAAAAAAAAGCAGAATTAAAAACCTTCTCAAAAAACGAAGAAGAAATAAAACACCTTGAAAAAGAAATTCAAAGAATTAAAAAATCAGGTGCTATAGGGAAACGAACAGAGGCCGCAGTTAAACCATTGCAAGAAAAATTAAATAAACTTAAAAAAGAAGATGAAGACCAAATAGAATATTAGTTGGCTTATTAAAATTTTTTTCGTATATTTTATCAAAATTAAGGTTATGTTATATAAAATAAATAATCCCGATCTTGTACTTAAGGAAATTAAAAAACTTCAACCTCTAAATTACAATCAATTTAGATGGTGGAGGCGTTTTGATTCCAAAGTTAAACCTTTACCTAAAGGTGCTTCGTTTCTACAACGTATACAAAACAAAGAATATGAATTCTCACATTATTATTGGCAAGCCTTATTTTGTGAAATGGAGATAAACGCTAAAGCAGAAGAATATAGAGGTGATATCCAACGTTTACTAGAAAAACATGCTGTTGATTTAGCTCGTAGAAAACGTTTATGGGAAGACTTTAACAAAATAGAAGTTGATTTATTAGCTGAGTTAAAAAAGAATTTCACCAGAGAATTTATCCTGACTAGCCAGGAATATGAAACACACGTTATAAACTTTGATGGTACAACTGAAGAATTTTATATGTATTGTTTAAAAACATTTGAACGTTCCGGTAAGAAAATCGAAAAAAGAGGTAGGCCTCCAAAAAAATCTATTGTATCTTAAATTAAACCAAAAATAAGTTATATGAAAACAGTTTTGAACAAAGAAAAGGTTATGACCTTTGCTAAAAAAGCATTTACATATGCTATTATTGTAGGAGCTCTAGTGATTGGGTTTTTTATAGGAAAAAAATTTCCATCTACAGATCGTAAAATCCAAGATAACCCATACTCACATGCTTACGATACAGAAGAAGTATCTATTGCCGTGAATGAAAGCAACGAATTATTAATATTTGACCGTAAAACTGGAAAATATATTATATATTCTGATGGAATAGGGATGACTGTATTTAAAATGTATACTAATCGTATTTACCAAAACGCTAATTCCCATGAATAGTATAAAGTTCTTATTTGTAGCTACTGTCGGACTCTTGTTCACATTATCCCTTACCCCCGAACCTCCTCCACCACCACAAGAAACACTTCGGGATATGCACCCTGTTACGCCAACAGATCCTCCATGTATTCAAATGTACCATTACATTGAATTCTATGCAGATTCATTTAATATCCCAAAACGATATGCATATGGGGTAGCCAGAGTAGAAACCGGATATAAAGGCCCATTCCATTGGAGATATAACCCAGCTCAAACTTCCTGTGCAAACGCTTTAGGTCCTATGCAAATTTTACTATCTACTGCTAGGGGATTAAACAAAGATCATGTTTCTCGTGAACAGCTAAAAACAGATATAAAATATAATGTACGTACATCCATGAAAATGCTCCGTAGACTATATAAAAAATATAAAAATTGGGGAATTGTATTTGGGTATTACAACACAGGATATCCTCAAATAAACGGATACGCAATTAAAGTATTAAATCATAAAATAGATTGGAAATGAAAAAAGTAGTTTGTATTAATGATAGAAACTTACCACGTGGTGCAAAAGTAGAAGAAGGAAAAGAATATCTTGTAGAAACTGAGCATACTAATTATTTAGACCAACGAGTATATGTGCTTAAAGGTACATCAAACTCGGGAACCACAAAGTGGGGTATGAGATGGTATGGGTACGATGCTACGCGCTTTGCTGATGTTGAAGATAATACAATGGAATTTAAAATAGTTGCCCAAGAAACAAATTTTGCATATAATTAATTTACCATGAAATCAAAAATCCACGTTAACCAACATCATATCAGATCCAATAAAACTAAAGGAACAGAACTCCCTGTAATTACAATTAAACAAGGAAGAAAAAACACATATTGTAATGAAGTAGAAATTCTAGGACCTAGCAAAATTACATATTGTGGAGCAGGAGATGAAAAACCATTATTAAGTTGTGGAGCACGAGTTATTATAGAAACCGAAAGTGAAATCAAAATTATACGTTAATGAAAAAAATAAAAATATCACACGAAGTACCATTTTGCCTCCTAGAAAAAAGTAGAGAATTTAACATGTACGACTATCTCTTACCGCATTTGATGGATGAAAATGAAGAATACCGCAATTTCTTCTATGAATCAAAGAAAATGGGCCGCTACATTGTAATGGACAACTCTTTACATGAACTAGGTGAGGCATACAATACAGACCGTTTAATGTATTGGATAAATGAAATCAAACCAGATGAATTTATTATACCAGACGTCTGGGAGGATAAAGACGCTTCAGTTAGAAATGCAAAACTATGGTCCCAAGTTGAACTACCAGATGGAGTAATGAAAGTAGCTGTAGTACAAGCAAAATCATACCATGAAGCTGTGCTATGTACACAAGCATATAAAGATTTCGGCTATAAAAAGATAGCATATTCATATGGTGCTTCATACTATAATGAAATGTGTTCACACCCAATTT